AGTACACAATCGTCAAGTTCAAGAACGCCGCTGCCATCATAGACAAATGAACGTTCTTCAGTTACAAGATCCGTGCCAAAGTCACGGTCAAGGTATGTGCGAATGGCCGAAGTGGCACTCTTGATTGCCTGAGCCAGCTTCAAGTCTTTCTGAGTATCCGAACGTGGAATACCCAGTGACTCTTTCAACTGGTCCAAGGTGATGATTTCACTTTGAGCCATACGATGATGTTACGGTCGCCAACGACAACGACCCCCGGTTTTTACGCCGGGGGCCGCCATGATGGTGATGCCGTGACTACTTAGCGGGCTTCTCAGCCTTAGCGGCTACAGGAGCCTCCTCAGCGTAGTGAGCGAAACCGTCGATGTTTCCACCGTTGGCCTCGGGCACCTCGTTCACGTCACCGGGAGTACCGGCAGCTACGTGAGCGTCGAGGATTACTGATGTCACGCGACCGTCAGCGTCAAAGCTTACGATCGGGGTCTTTACGTCAGCCATGGATCAATTACCTCCTGATCAGCCGTTAGCAAGACCAGCGCCGGAAATGACGCTGAATGCCTTCGGGTAGCGGGCTGCTGTGAAACCGACGCGCTCTTCTGCACGGAACACAGTCTGGTTCGTGCTGAAGTAAACGTGCGGGGACTGGTCAACGGTGATGCCCTGACGGTCGAGGATAAGACCCTCGCCGAAGTTGCCCACGATGACACGGGACTCGTTGGTCCCTGAGCCGAGGTTGGTCGGCATGTTCTTCGTGAGAACAACTGGGAGACCGAAAAGCTCGCCACCGGGGAGAGCATCGCTGCCGCGACGGCCGAAGCTCGTATCGCCTGCGCCAATCAGGTAAGTCGAAGGTGAACTCGACTCACGAGCCTTAACGATACGCGCCCAAGTCTTTGGATGCATAAGGATGTGGCTCGGGTTGCCCTGATAGTTGGTCTGGACATTCACGATGGCATCCGTGATCGCGTCAAGCAGATCTGGAACCGTCGTTGAGGTCAGCGTTGTCGAGTTGACACCGCTGGTGTTCAGGATGCCGGTTGGCTTACCTGATCCATCACCGTTGAGGAATGCAACTTCCTCGAGCGTCGCGAGACGCTTGGCAAGGTCGCTGATAATCAGCGAGTCGATGGAGGTGCGAGCGTCTGCAAGAAGCTGGTTTGAGATGATTCCCAGACCGGCTGCCGTGAATACGTTCGCTGTGACCTGACCAAAGGTCATGTCTTGTGACTGCTTGGTCCCAAGCTCTGCTACCCATGTTGCGGTAGTGCCACCGGTGACTGCTGCAATCTGAAGCGATGAGCTATCAACCGAAATGGCGGAGCAAAGGGAACGAACAACTGCTGCCTGCTCACGCAGAACGATTAGCTCAGAGCTAATCTCCGGCGGTACAAGGTAGCCACCAGTCGAGGAGTAAGTAGCGGCTGAGGAGATTGACCCTTCGGTCATCGCCTTGCCACCCCACGCCTTCGACATACGCTCACGCGCACTGTGGTCGCCCTTGTTAGCAGCGAGGACATCAGCGAAGAAGCTCTGAGGCTCCTCGTCGTGTCCAAGGGACTTGCGGCGGTAAACAGGAGCAGGGGCTTCATCAGCCTCGTCTACTGGAACTCCACCAAGCGTAAAGCCAACAGGCTTACGCAGAGCATCGATGGCGCTGGTCAGCGTACCGACCTGCTCCTTGAGGCTCTTCATTTCACGAGCAGACGCATCAGCGTCGGCCAGCTTGGCAATCTCAGGCTTGATCTCAGCTTCGAGTTCATCCTTGAGTGCCTTTGCGTCAACGGGGGTTTCGCTGGTTGCACGGGCAAGAAGATCGGCGGCCTTGGCCTGAAGATCCTCGAGTCGTGCGGCGATGTCCTCGTCACGCGGCATGATTTCTGACATGTGATTAGTTCTCACTTGTTAGTTGGGTTTATTGGATAGGTACTGCTGGAACTGCTTCGCCACCTAGTCGCCGCGTGACGCAGGTCATAAGATAGGTAAGGAAAAAGTTACTGTGAGCTATGACATCTGCTTGAAAGCAGCTTCAAGCGAGTCAAGTGCGGCAGTGTCAATCGATGGTGAATGCGAGTTTTGAATCGAACGGCGAAGCTGCCAAGCCCACTTCATGTGCATGTCGATTCGGTCGGCGACCATGTTGGCAATACCCTGCTGATCGTCAGCAGTTGCAATAGCAAAAAGAGCGTTGAGTGCAGTCAAGTACTCAGAGTTAGCGGTGAGCAGCATTGTGACGAGTGCCTCTGGGGAATCGTCAGCAGGCTCGTCGCTTGAGATGATGCTCTCGTCAAGAAAGTCTGAAAGGCTGAAGCAAGCGTCTACGCCTTGCTTGAGCATTTGCTCGGCGATTGGATCGATTGACTCGTAAATGTCCTCGTAAATTTCTTGGAACAATTCATGGTAGGCACCGAATGCTGGCCCCTTGACATTCCAGTGCGATCCGTGAGCCATGAAGTACAAGACGACGGCTGATCCAAGGACTGTTTCAAGTGCCTCAACGAGTGGGGTCTCTGGAGCTTCGCCCTCGGCCGCGTCATCGTCGAGCGCCTTGCCAACAACAGTGCCAAGGGTGCGAGGGTTAACCGGCGTGGGGGTAAGTGAAATCTCTACAAGATCAATGTCGTTGATCATCGTGCGGCCGCGCTCTACAGCCTTGCGGAAGAAACCGCCGATCGAGAACCCGCGAAGGGTTCCCTTTGCAACCTGACGAAAACGATTGGCCGCATCAGTACCCGGTTCGGGCTGGTCAACGCGAGCCTTAATCCACAAACCTTTAGCGTCAACGCGAGCCTCCACAACCTGACCCATTGCCTGCGACATGTTGTGGTGATAGCAAAGCACCGGGTTCTTCATGTAAGAATCAAGCGCTTTCTGCAACGCGCCCGGGACGATGTACTCGCCATCGCGATCAATGTCAAAGTCTGAGGCGTAGCCCTCGATGTAGAGGTCGCCGTCAGCGCCTTCGACTGCTTTGCCCTCAAGGGCAAATTCCCAGTTGAACTTAGAGGCCATGACTTCTTATTCTGCTGCTGGGTGTGACAGAGCTAGCTGAGAGCAAGTGCTATGCAGATGGGATCAACGACAGCGCCGGACAACGATGTTGGCGTTGTGGTACCAGTGAGAAACACGCCGTTGGCCGTTGTAAGAGTTGTCCCAAAAAAACTTGGGGCATAAATGCCCGCGTAAGTACCAGTAACAAACGCAGTATTAGCAAAAAGTCCAATCCAGTAGGTGGTGCCTGCCGTAAGCGTAAGGCTGGCTACGCTGCCGGTTCCGCTGTTGGCCCCAAGTGTGCCTGTAAGTACTGAGTAAGACGAGCTTGTGTTTGACGTAATTGTGCCAGCAAGTGGTGTCGTGCTGCCGTCTGTTGTTGCGGTTGTAAGTCGAGTAGTTCCATTTGAAGCAAAAACCACAAGACGAGCCGAACCAGAAGACGTTGGGGCAGAGTTACAAAAAATTCGATAAGTGCTAAATGTGAAATCGCGTACTGGTGTAAACTTAATTGCCGTTGTACCGTTTTGTCCAACCCCTCTGTTGCCGGGTAAGATCGGCCCGTAAAAGTCTGCGCTCGCACTCTTAACGAGCATTCCGCTTGGGCTGTCGTCTAGCCAGTCGGAGCGTACTGCGCCTAGGCTGACGGGAGTGTGCGTGTGGTTGCCCGCTGCCGCGTCGGTCGCACCAGTGCCGATTGCCCGAACGCTTGCCGTCCCTGCTGGTTGAATGCTGAGGCCGGTGTGTGTGTGATCGCCAAGGCTGACTGTTGAGGATGTTGAGCCGGTCGGAATCTGCGTGATCCCGAATGTGCCCGTTGTGATCTTGGCAGCGTCAAGGTTTGGGATATCCGTGGCGGCGAGGGCGGCGCTGCTAATCACGCGGCCTTGAGCGTCGGTTGTTACCTTCGGACTTTGTACGCCAGCCGTGCCCGTGTTCTTCAAGGTCAGGGCCGTGTTGCCGTTGCCGAGTGTGCCGGTCACGTCATTTGTAACGCTGTGTGTGTGCGTTGTTGCCGAAGCGCCAATATCGCTTGGGGCGAGCGCATCGCTTCCGCCAGTTGCGTGTGATGCTGCGTGAGCGTTCGGTGCGGCATTACCAAGGGCAACCGTGCTAGACGTGGTGCCGGTTGGGATGCGACCAATGGCAAGGGTTCCCGCGTTTATGTCACTTGCGTTGTGAGTGTGTGCCGTTGGTGTTCGAGCATCGCTCAGTCGGCTGTCAGTTGTAATGACGGCGGTTCCGGTTACAGAAGCGGGGGTAATTCCGCCGGTGGCGATCTTTGCTGAAGTGACCGATCCATCGGTTGGAGTTCTTGTGTCGGACAGTCGAGCGTCGTTACCTGCTGCTGCTTCAGTAGCCCCAGTGCCAAGGGCGCGAACGCTCGCAGTGCCCGCAGCCTGAACGGTTAGTCCCGTGTGACTGTGGTCTGATGCGGCTGCTGTAAGAGCGCTGCCCGTACCAGCAATAGCCCTGACGGATGCTGTGCCCTGAGCGGCTGCGGTTGTGAGATTGACGCTTGCGTCCTGCTTGGCATCAAGTGCAGTCTGCAAGCCGGTCGTGTCCGCAATGGCATGGGTGTGACTAGAAGCCGCCTTACCATCAAGTGCAGTCTGCAAGCCGGTCGTGTCCGCAATGGCATGAGTGTGGCTAGTTGCTGCAGCACCAATGCTGGCTGGTGTGATGCTAACCGCACCAGTGTTTCCGTTGACGCTGAGAACCACGTCGAGCGGGGTTTGCAGGAGTGTCCAATCGGCCATCGTGCCAGCCGTGCCCGTGTTCTTGATGTAGCTCTTTGACTCATCGGTGCGGACTGCAACGTCGCCTTCTTGGGCAGTGAGCGCGAGTTGTGCGGCCTCTGATGCAACCGTGTAGACGCTGGTGATGGCAATCGCTGGGAGTTGTGCGCTGCTGATCTGCCCGCTGCTATTAAGACCTGCAACACCATTGGCAACGTTCTTGCTTGCCGCGTCGACAACCTTGTTGCTGCTGCTGATGCTGGTACCTGATGTGGTGTGGCTTGCACTGACAGCCTTATCACTCGTGACGTTCGCACCGGAGGTCATACCGCCCGAAAGGTCAAGGGCATGGCCGTGATCTGCACGGGCTGGGTAGCCACCAGACGCAGCACCAATAGCGTTTGTTGTTGAGGACGTAATCGTCAACGGGGAGACCGTTGTGTTGCTGTTGATATTGACGTAAATGTTCCAAGTGCCACCGTTGTTGCTGACGCTCGCAACCGTGCAAACCATGATGCGACCGTTAGAACCGATCAGTACGTCGCCAACTTGGAACGTGCCGCTTGTTGGAGCGGAAGAAGAAGACGTGTAACCACAGAAACGATTTGCCGTGTAACCGCTTACCGGGTTGCTGAGAAGCTTGGAAGTGTCCGTGATGCCGTGAACGGAAGTTGTGCCTGCAGTGTGCGCCGTCAAATTTGCAGCAGTAGCGGCTCCGGTGATACGACTATCGTCACCGGCGGCAACGGTACCAGAAACGGTACCAGTTGTGACACCAATCGTTTGAGTGCTTGAATTGTAAGTTGCCGGTGCTGTAGCAGCAACAACTCCTGTAGGTCCGGTTGCGCCCGTGTCACCTTTAGCTCCCGTCGGACCGGTTGCGCCCGTGTCCCCCTTAGGTCCCGTCGCACCAGTTGAGCCAGTCGGACCAGCAGGTCCGGTTGCGCCCGTGTCACCTTTAGCTCCCGTCGCACCGGTTGCGCCCGTTGCGCCCGTTGCGCCAGTGTCGCCCTTTAGTCCTTGCGGGCCGGTCGCGCCTGTGGGTCCAGTCGCTCCAGTATCACCTTTCGCGCCCGTCGCACCCGTAGGGCCAGTCGGTCCCGCTGGACCTGTAGCACCCGTTGCGCCGGTAGCACCAGCAGGCCCAGTAGCACCAACAGAACCGGGTATGCCCTGTGCTCCCTGCAGTGACTGCACGAGCGACACGCTGGAGGTTGTCTGCGTAAGCGCAATCGAATCACCTTGCTCGACCAGCTTGACCTGAGTGACGGAAGTACTTACCGCCATCAGAACCTCTCGACTGTGACAGTTCCGTAAAGGTAGACATCTGTGTCGCCATTGGCACCGCCAGCAGTAAGGGTCAGCCGGTAGTCACCAGCCGCCCAAGTGTAAGCGGCCGTCTGAGCGGCCGTCTGCAAGATCGTGATAGTGCCAGCAGTACCACCGAGGGTGATGCCGCTGGTTTCAGTAAGTGTCAGCAAAGGCGAAGACGAGGGCGTGGAGTACGCGCCGCTCGCTTCGTCTTTGATTTCAAGTTTGGCAGTCCAACCAGTCAGGTTAACTACGGGTCCAGTTGAGGCCGACTGGTACAGCGTGAACACGCTGCGCCATGTGGCCCCTTTACGGACTACGAAGTTGTAATGATCTGGTTGAAGCACATCACCTGTTCCTAGATGTATCCACCGTGCTTGGCGGCCGCATCGAACCCGGAATGATTCCGCCGGGAACGGAGACGCGGGAGTCAGCAGTGCTCGTGTCAGTCACTGATGGCACTGGGCCATCGTGCTCGAACATTGGTGGAACTCCGCGAATCTCACTGCGGGTACCGAGCGAGGAGTCGGTTACTGATGGGACCGGACCCTGAGTTACAGGGTTAGCCGCCAGTGCAACCTGAGCACCGCGCTCTGCGATTGCCTCGCTGCCGTCGATCTCGGCGGCGTAGAGGTTGGTGGTGATCTTGGCGCTTGAAGTGATGTCGCCAGCGTAAGGGTTATCAGCCATGAAAAGAACTGTACGCGCTGGCGTGACAGCTACCCTTGATCGTCAGAAGCAAGAAGAAACGCAAGCCCTAACTCAAGGACAACACCAACGCCAATGCAAATCCAACTGATTACGTTTCCACCTCCCACAATCGCAGCGACCATCAAAATCTGACTAATCGGATTAATCAGTTTCATCATCTATCTCCTCTTCTGTGTATCCCATTTCAAGTAGTTCGTCGCGAGTCAGGCAGCCGCCGCAATCATGCGTCTGGCAACCACCACACCGCTTGCACTCAAGGCAAGCATCCTCAAAGTAGTGATCTTCAAATCGGGGCCACAAGTGCATGTAGTCGCAATGAATACAACCCTCGTAGTCGTTCTCCCCGTCAACCATCTCCTCAAACGGTGGGGCAAAAACCACCAGTGGATGTTTACGGCAAGAACGGCACACGCCGTCCATCAACACGCCACCCTGCATCTCCAAGAGTTGCACGACGGCCATCATGTCGTCGCTGGTTGGGTCGCCTTTACTGTCCATCGTCATCGTCCAAATCAAAGTCAGGGTCAAAGCTGATGGTGGGATCGTCCCACTCTGGTTCCTCATCCTTAAAGTTTTTAGAGAACGTTGCGAACGTGTCAAAATCGCCACCCTCGAACACATCCGAGAACACCTCGCGGGCCATCAGTGCAACCGAACAATGCAGCTTGCCTCTGACCGCCCTGTCCTCGTGATAGCCAAGGCCCATTGACTTCGGTGGGATCTCACTGTAGATCACGCCCAACCCCGGCCGCCCGTCCATCGAAGGCAACAACATTGCGATCGAACCCTCGTTCTCCCACAAGAGATCCACAAGGTTGTCGTAGGTGTCGTTGAACTGATCAGCGTTCATCTGACTCGGAATCCTTGCCGGACCCCCAGTCAGAAATAAGGCGCTGCACTCCGGTGTAAGCCTCAACCGGGTAACCGCCCCACATCTGAGCGACTGAGTAACCCCGTCGCACACCCTCGCTAACAGCGCCAACAACAATGTCCTTCAACGCTGTAGCAGACAAACCAACAAGATCCCACTCGCTCAACATTGAGATGTTGTCAATCAACTCTTCACGCTCATCCTTCTTAAGGCTCTTACCGTCCATCAGAACGTTTTCAATGGCCTTCTCAAGCGGTCCGAGGTCAACTCTGGCCTCGTACTCGGCTTTCAAGGCGATCGCCTCCTCAAGCAGTTCTAGCGTCTCTGCGAGACCCTTACCAACCTTTGCCGGTGCCTTATGCGGCGGAGCACCCTTGATTGGCTTTGCCGCCTGAGCATTCGCACTACCACGCTGAGGGAACGCCTGAGTGTTCTCAATGTTAGGCGGCCGCCCAACCTCACCAGCAAGTGACTGATCAGGATGTCCACCCTGCTCGGTCGAAACTGCTGGCAAGTTAATAATCATGTCACCAATCGGCTTGCCGTCCGAGCCAATCTCATCCTCGCCCAAGAGTGACAGGCCAGCCTCCGCACGAATCTCGTTGATCTTGATACCCGGCAATGCTGCAATGTTCGCAACCAGCTTCAACTGATCCTCACGCGGCATCACATACTTGTAATCCATCTCAAAGTCATAACCCCAACCCGGCTGAGTCAAAGACTGTGAAATCAACCTGTTAAACCGCTTAAGGAACGGTGCCATCGTGTCAGTTGTGAACTGACGCTTGGCCTCCTGCATGATGCCCGGACGAGGCGCACCTTGCAGAAGCTCTGGTGGAATCCTGAACAGGCGACAGATTCGTTCAAAGCTCAAGTTGGTCAGCGCGACAAACTCAGACTCGGCCGCCGTGGGCTGAATGCTTTTAAACTGCAAGCCCTGTTCGAGGACGGCCACCTTGTAAGCATTCTTTTGGCCCGAGTACAGATTGCGGAACTGCATCGTCAACTTCTTGAAAACAGCGTCGGGGACGCGGCGGTCGGACTGGAGCACTCCCGACAGCTTCGCGCCCTGCTCGAAGAACTGCGCTTGGGTTTCTGTCAGCGCGAGTTCGATGTCGAGCATCCGGGCACCAGAGGACACGATGCCCAGACCGAAGTATGGGTTGTGGGGATTCGGACGACGGAAGTGGATGACCTGATCAGAGTTGAAATGAATTGGCTGCCCGCGACCGGGCACCTTGTACTCATAGCCCGCGATGAAATCAGTCTTACCCGGAAGCACATTGACATCAGCAGGACTAAGGCGATAAATAGCCAGCGGTTTATCAGTACCGTTCTGCGGCCGCCACTTAAGCCAATACACGTTGCCCACCATCAAGTAGTCGGCAACCGCAAGCGAGAAGAACTCATCCCACGACTGGTGCGGATTCGGCCGCTCGATCAGATTGACAAGATCAGCCGGAGCCTGCAACGTGTCCGGCGGCGCATCATCAGGAAGGTGAGGGAGATAAATCTGCCCGTCACGATGGAAATGGTACTCCGCCAGCGTTGCTGCATCAATGTACGTGTTGACACAGTTGTTGACCGTGTCGATGGCCTGCTCGCCACCGTACGAAGACAGGTGCCTGCGAGCCTCACGCTGCGAGAGACGCGAGGTAAGCGGTACTGCTGGGCCACCAATCGGCAGGCCCGCCGCCGCGTATAGGTCTGCAGGCGGAGGAGCGGGAAGTGCTTTGCCCTC